AATCGAAGTGCCACCATCGCCGGTCACACGCAGGAACGCAGTACCAGCGTTGATGATGTCGCGAGTAACCACATCGGCGGTTTCCGCGGACTGTTCGGCCAACCGGCGCGTAGCCTGCGTCAGCACATTGTCAGGAGCCTGGAACTGCACCTGATCGGTGATACCAACCCAGTCGCCGTACCATTTGATCGCGCCAGTGACGTTCTCGTAGGCAAGGTTCTTGCCGGCCGGGGTGATCCCGTCAGCAAGCGGGGTGGTGTTGATCGCCAGCTTCAGCCAGCGACGCCACACAACAGTCTCGCCGTTGTGTTTCGGGAGGGTGGCCGGGGTTCCGAAGCGGTCGTGGACCAACTTCGGCATCGCGACACTGAGGTAGGTTTTGAAGTAGAAACCCTGCGTGAGCAGAGGCATCGTACCTGAATCGCTACCGGCAGCTCGCAACGCAGCCATAGTGTTGAAAGACATCTGCGTTCTCCTTAAAACTCGCCCTGATGATCCATCTTGTCCAGTTGGGCAAGGAATTGGTCATTGGGCATAGCCATGAGCCGCTTCAGCTTTTGCTCTTCAGTCATGCTGTGATCCGCTCCCGGCGCAGGGCCGGACGTTTCACTGTGACTGCGAGAAGCCAGCGGACTCGTAGTTTGCTGCTTTTTGCTACCGGCGAACGCACCGCGATTCACCATGTTGCCTGCCAGCGCTATCGCGCCAGCGAAATCATCGCCAAATCTGGCCTTATCCTGATCGGACATCGTATCCAACTCCCTGTAGAGATCGGCTACGTTCTCAGGCTTGAATCCCTCGACTCGTTCCGCGATTGCCTCTCCCATCATCTGATCCTGGCTGGCCTTCAGGGCCGGGGCAGAAGCAGCTTTGAGTTCGGCAATCTCGGCCCGCAAAGCAGCAGTCGCCTTGTTCACATACGGCTTGAAGTAGTCCTCAACATCGGGGTTGATTTCATCTTCGGCCGGGAGAACGTCATCGCCGTCAGACGATACAGGCTCCTGCAATGCTCGCTTGGTCAACAGATCGACCCGCTCCTGAAGCTCCTTGTTGAACTTGGCCATCTCGGCAAACCGCTGATCAACACCGGATGTTGGAGTCTCGACTGTATCGGCCGGTTTTCTTTCGGCCGGCGCCTCTGTTTCCTTTGGCGACGATTCCCGGCTGTTCAGGCCCAAAATGTCGTCAATGGTCAAAGGCGCGTCGTCTTCAACTTCCAGCGCATCAGACAGTCCACCGGACAAGTCCTCTTGCTCTTCAGGCTCTACGACCTGCTCGTACTCTGACGCTGGCTCGCCTTCGGGTTCGTCCGCGGTGTCAGCCGCGGGCTTGCCTTGGTTCGCCATCGCCTCGGCATAGGCTTCAGGATTCGCATCCATCGCCTCAACCAGGTCAGCCATCTGTTTCACGTCGTCGAAGTTTCCCATTTTAGTCCTCCGTGTTTTGCGCCCCGTCAGGCGAAGGTTTACTGTGTCTTTCCACCCACCGGATCACGTCAGCGATCCCACGGGCGTATCCATCTCGTTCTGCTCTCTTGAAGCCCCACTCAGCACCCTCAACCGCCATCGGCTTCAGCGCCTCATCAAGCTCCTTCTCCAAAAACTCGTTCAGCGGCTCAAGCAGCCCCTGGGATGCCGCCGCCTGCGTTAGGGCCTTGGCCTCCGCTGGCCGCAGCCGGATCTCCTTGCCCTGCAAGTTGGGCCTCCCTTACTTGAGCCTCGATCTGTTTCTGCTCAAACTCGTCGAGTTTGGCCTGGAATTCATCCTGGGACATGACCAGCGATCCGCTGATGTCCCCAAGGATCTCTTTCATCAGCATCGTCCACAACTCAGCCTCGCGCACGGGAGACGGCCTGCCTGTCGCTGACCTGCCGTCAACCATCTGGGTCGCCATGAGCAACTGCTGGGTCCGCTGTTCCTTCTCCGCGAGGTGCTTGGACCCGGCAGAGTAGACGAACCAGCCCCGGCGAATGGCCTCGGGGTTGATCTTCACCTGTGACAGGCGCCCGTCCTGCGTCACTGAGATGATCTGCTCGGTCGTCAGGTACTGAGCGTTCATCTCAAACCCGATGTTCATCGACACGTTGATCAGCTCGTCCTCAAAGGCCGTGACGTGGCTTCCCAGCTTCCCGGCGATGATATTGGTGTTCCGCGCCGTGCGCGTGGCAGACTCCCCTGAGCCGCCCGCTGTGTTGATTGCCCCGGTGATCCGCTCATGCCGGGCAATCGCCATCTCCACTGCCTGGAATCCAACGCCCAACCCCTGAAAGTTCTTCTGGATCGGGGTGATCGTTCCTGCTCGCTCGACGAAATGATGGACACCTGGCCCGCTCGGTTTCATTTCGCCATCGGTCAAATCGGCCTCGACCACCTCCATCTCGGGCTGAATCACGGTGTTTACCGCGTCAATGACCTGATTGTGGATCGCATTGGCAGAATCCTGCTCGTCCAGCGCCTTCTCCACAATTCCGGTACCGTATGGGTCGCCGGGCATCTTGATCAGCCGGGCGTTGTTCAACTGGGGGCGCCCTGAGTACATCGGGGACGGCTCACAACGGATCAGGGTGTTTCCGGCCACGACAGCAATGTAGTTCTCGTAGACCCGCGCCTCGCCGCCCTTCTTCACCTCAAAGGTGCCGTGAAGCTCCTTGATCTGTTTCTTGTCTACGCCATGTGGCATTTCCAGCCCAAGGGCCATCTTGAACAGCGCCTCGGCTTCGTTGTCAGACTCCCGTTCCTCGCTGCTGTCTTCGTTGATCTTGTCGATGTTCTCGTACAGCCTGTATCCGGTTTCGTCTGGCTTGGACAGTTTCTTCAGGTACTCGGCGGTCCTCCATGACCGGCCGATCCTGATGCTTGAGAAATCATCGTTCGGGTGCTGCTCCTGAACGTAGTTGAAGATGCTGGACGTTCGCAGGACCGGCCCCTGGAATATCGTATCCATCTCCACGGGGGGCCGCGGGGGCTCAATGAAATCTGGCGCTGGCGGCTTCTCTTGGCCCAGCAGGGTCGCCTGCATGACCACGTTGCCGTGTTCCTTCTTCATCTGGTCGTACTCGGCATGGTACTCAGCCGTGTCTGACAGCCATTGCTCCATCGCCTGATTGGTGCGGCCAAAGTCCGGCGCCTTCATCACCTTCCAGCTCATCGTCCACGGGCAGTTGCCGGTGATCATCATTGCCTTGGCGCCCAGCGTGGCCTCCTGCCGGTAGCGGCCGAACATCATCTGGTACTTCGCCAGCGCCTTCATCTGGTCGGCATAGATGTCGTCGGCCATGTCAAACCCAGGGATCAACGGCTGAAGCTGAAGCCAGTCCTCGACCCCAAGCACAGCGTCCACGATTTGGGGCGTGACCGTCTCAACAGCGTCCCCGTTCAGGTTCACGAACCGGTGCGATCGGTTGGCCTGCCGGGCGAACTTGACCCACTTCTTGTCATGCTCGCAAAGCACCGACATGAAGCAGCGCTTCCACTTCTCTTCGCGGACCGATCGCTCGTCCTTGAGCGTCTTCCAGTTGTCCAGAACCAGATCCCTGATCTCGTTCTGCGCGGCCTGCGACTTAACAACAATCGCCATCAGGAGCCTCCATAGGGGAGTTCGCTTGCTTGAATGTACCTGTCCCTGCGATTGCGTCGGCGCATAGCCCTCTTTCGCAACTCGTCACGGGAATGAATCTTCAGTGTCATCGCCCCTCGCCACATATCGTACATATGGTCCTCGGCCTTGGTGTTCACGTCTTCCATGTTCATCTTGTCCGTCGGCAACGACGGGATCGTGCGGATGAAATGGTGGCAGTGGCGCATTACCTTGAACCGGGAGCTGCCGTTGACAACTGAGAGCAACTGGTGGCAATTCTGTTTTTGCTGGACCCGACTGTGCGGACCCTTCGGCCAGGGCTTCCAACCCAGATCGCGGCCACCCAGCAGGTCGTAGATCAACCCACCGTCGCCGCCGCGCTGCTCAGTCGTCTGCCCGTCGATCAGCCCCATAGGCACCCACAGGTCGTTCATCAACTCAAAGTCCTCGATCTTCCGGCGCACCTCTGTAGCCGGCTCCTGCGAGCCCTCGTTCGGGTTGCCGTTCCAGCCGTACATCTCATGCCCCATGATGATGTCGCCGTCGTACTCAAAGAACCAGCCAGCGGCCCAAGGCTCCTTGAAGCCCCAATCCAATGCCCGCCAGATCTTCTTGTCCGTCGGGATCGGGTACGGGTCGATGATGTGAACCGCCGGGTCCCATTCGGTGAACGCGGCGCCAGCAACGATGTCCCAGCGGCCCTCAACAAGGGCCTTGGCGAGAACCGGGTCGATGTTGGCACTGACGCGATCAGCGTAGTCAGGATCGCTCTTGTCCAGAATCTTGTTGTCCGACAGCTTGGCTGGAATGAACACCCTGAACGACTTGGCACCCTTGGGCGAGATGATCAGGTTGGCCGTCATGGGCGGCACCGGGTCCACAAAGCGGGCCTTGACCCACTGGTGGCCGATGCCGCCTGGGTTGCTCGCACACCTGATGCGAGCCTTGACGCCCTTGGCCGACCGCAGCCGC